CTATAGTGGATCAGGTATCTCTGGTTACAGCGGTTGGTCAGGTATCAGTGGCTACAGCGGCTCAGGCATCAGCGGCTATTCTGGCTGGTCTGGTATTAGTGGTTACAGCGGATCAGGCGTATCAGGTTATTCTGGCTGGTCAGGTATCAGCGGTTATTCTGGCTGGTCTGGTATCAGTGGTTATAGTGGCTCTGGTATCAGCGGATACTCTGGCTGGTCTGGTATTAGCGGCTATTCAGGGTCAGGTATCTCTGGCTATTCTGGATCAGGCATCTCTGGCTATTCTGGATGGTCTGGTATCTCAGGCTACAGTGGCATTACGCCAGTAGTTGCAACCAATACTACAACCAATCCAACTTATCTTGTATTTGTTGCGGGAACATCGGGAAGCCAAACTCACTATGTCAATACAGGTTTAACGTATGACGCAGCCACTAATGCCATCACTGGCGGTATCAATGGCGGAACTTTTTAAATATAATGGCTAAAAAAGGAATTTAATTATGGCGGCTACTGGATACACACCCTCAATACTATTTAACAGTGTTACTACTGGTAATACGCCATCTTCATTGGTGCAAGGCGAAACGGCGTGGAATATTACCGATAAGAAATTATGGGTAGGTAATGCTTCAGGTACTCCAATTCAATTAATTGGTGCTGGCGCGAGCATGACTTTAGCTACACTTACTACAGCTAATGACGCCTCTATATCAGGTCTTATTGTTGGTAAGGGTGGTGGTTCTGTTGCTGATAATACTGTATTTGGTAATAGCGCTTTATCTTCTGCTAATGGTGCAACAAACTACTCAACCGCTATTGGTGGGAATGCGTTAAAAAATACCACAACAGGCTCAAATTTAACTGCTATTGGGTATGGAGCATTGACAAATAATGGTGGTGATTTAAATGTGGCTGTTGGTGTAAATGCTTTAACTGCAAATACTTCAGGAAGTAACAATACAGCTTTGGGTGTTCAATCACTTCAAGCAAACACCACCGCATCTAATAACACCGCAGTAGGCTACCAAGCTGGGTATAGTAATACGACTGGCACTAATCTTGTAGCTGTTGGTTACCAATCAGGCTATAACAATACTACTGGTGCTGAAAATTCCTATTTTGGTTCTTTATCTGGTGGAACAAATACAACAGGCTCTTATAATGCTTCTTTTGGTTTTAATGCATTAAATTTAAATTCTACTGGAACATCTAACGCTGCTTTTGGTCATGCTTCTTTATATAACAATACAGGCTCATACAATACTGCTGTTGGAAGACAGGCTTTAGTCTCAAACACCACCGCATCTTACAACACCGCAGTAGGTTATCAGGCAGGGTATAGTAATACTACTGGAACTAATAACACCTGTATTGGAATTCAAGCTGGGTACAATATTACTACTGGCGGAAATAATATTTATCTTGGAGTAAATCCTGTTGCCTCTAGTGCAAGCGTTAGTAACGAAATAAACATCAATACTGTTGCTTCTGCTGGAAAAGGTGCAAATACTGGTTTTATTCAGCCCAATGGTGGTGGTGTATATCAAGGCAATAACTCTACTTTATGGTCAATTACTTCTGATGCAAGGTTGAAAAAGAATATTGTTGATAACACAGTAGGTCTTTCTGCAATCAATGCAATTCAAGTAAGAAACTTTGAATACCGCACAGCAGATGAAGTAACCGATTTGCCAAAAGAATCTGCTATAGATATTAAAGGCGTTCAAATTGGCGCAATAGCGCAAGAACTTGCTTTAGTATTGCCAGACTGTGTAAAAACAGAATCTACTGGTGTAATGTCTGTAGATGCAAGCAATATCACATGGCATTTAATTAACGCAGTAAAAGAACTATCCGCAGAAGTAAGCGCACTCAAAGCTAAATTAGGAGCATAAAAATGATTGAATTGACTAAAGAACAAGAAGTAGCACAATCATACAAAGCAGCCATGGACAGCGTAAACCTATTAAACGCTGGTAAGCCTGAAGATATGACTGATGAAGATTGGGCAGATACAGTCAAGCGTAATAAAGACCACCTTGAAATTCAAATTGCTAAGGGTGCAGAGTTTTATGGCGAACATGATTTAACGCCATTTGAAAACGCAGTAAAATAATTTGTAGGATATTTATGATGCAATATCACTTACAAGGAAGCCATGAAAGTCAGTATAGTAATACCCACTTACAATAACTGCGAAAAATATTTAAAGCCCTGTATAGAGTCCATACTCAAATACACTGAAATGACCGACGTAGAGTTGGTCATTTCTGCTAACGGCTGTACAGACAATACTTTGCCGTATTTGAACTATCTCAGCACCATCGTACCGCGATTGCTGGTGGTTTGGAGTGATGAGCCATTGGGCTACCCTAAGGCCACCAATGAGGGCATTAAGATCTGTACAGCCGATAAAATCATTTTGCTAAACAATGACACCGTATTGCTCGATCAGCCTCAAGATCAATGGCTAGAAATCCTAGATAACCCCTTTAGGGCTAATCCTCAGTGCGGTATTTCTTGCATTATTAAGACGCACTCTGAGGCTGCTGGACGTGATTTTGCCATTTTCTTTTGCGTCATGGTTCACCGCAAAGTATTTGATGCGATTGGCTTACTCAATGAGGAGTATGGCGTAGGGGCTGGCGAAGATACCGAGTTCTGCATCGAGGCCGAGAACGCTGGCTTTGAAGTTTGCGAGGTCTTTGAAAAGCATTGGGGCGGCAATCTATTCACCGGTGGCTTTCCGATCTACCATCAGGGCGAAGGTACTGTTCATAACCCAGAGCTAGTTCAAAATTGGGAAAGCATTTTTGCAAAAAATTCCCTCAGATTAGCCAAAAAATACAATCCTAATTACTATCGTTTTTTGCTGACTAACAATTACGAACGAGCTGTAGTTTTAAAAGGCGATGATGTTGGCTTTTCCCGCGAGCGTACACGCTACGAGTGGGCGGCCAAAAATATACTGGGTAGCTCGCTATTTGAGCTAGGTTGCACTTCTGGCTATGGAAGGCAATTTTTTCTTTTAAATATTAGCTATGTAGGCGTAGATTATGACGCCATTATTATTGACGTGGCCAATGAACAAGGCTGGGATGGGGTTGATAACACTTTTACTCATGCCGATATCAATCAATATGAGCTAGGGCAATACGATACGATTGTTGCCTTTGAAGTGATTGAGCATTTAGACAACGGTTTGGAGCTTGTTAAAAAGTTTAAAAAGCACTGCAAACGACTATTAATTACTGTACCTTTAAATGAACCGGTAGGCTTTTGGGGGCATCACCATAAGCTGCATGGCTTAACCGAAGCAGACTTTCCCGGCTTTGAATTTAATTATATTAATGAAGCGGGGCAGATTAGCGATACCCCTGCGCCACTAGGAGCTGGAAACAATTGCAATCTAATGCTATGCAAATACTCTGCTCAGTAGCCACTAGGGGGCGTTACTTTACAACGCTGCCCTTAGTCCTTAACGCCATCATTAACCAAACCCGATTACCAGATAAGCTGGTAATTTTTGATGATAATGACGAGCCACAGGATATGCGAAAAGAGCTGATCTACAGCTACTTTTTTCAGATGTTAGACATCAAGGGTGTTAAGTGGGAATGGCTATTTGCCGAAAAGAAAGGCCAACATCATATCCACCAGCGAGCTAATACAATGGGCTACGAGTGGGTTTGGCGGGTAGACGATGACGCTATTCCTGAGCCTAATGTTTTAGAACGCTTGTCAGCCTATGCCAAAGAGCTTGGCGATGCGGGCATGAAAGTCGGGGCAGTTGGTGGGTCTATTCTAACGCCGCCCAATATGCCAGATACTCGCAAAGTCACTGGCCGTATCAACAATGTAGATACAGAGCCTAATATCCAATGGGGTCAAATTACACGCTCTAAAGAAGTAGAGCATCTGCATTGTTCATTCCTCTATCGCGCTGGGGTACATGACTACAATCTGGGGCTGTCCAGAGTGGCGCATCGTGAAGAAACGCTATTCACCTATGGCTTACACCAAAAGGGCTATGTCATTTTGGCCGTACCAGACGCCATTACTTGGCACATGAAAAATCCACAAGGCGGCATTCGCAGTGAAACCAAACAAGAGATGTACTACCACGATGAGTACATATTCAAGAACACTTTAATATACCAAAATCATACTATAGTGGTTTTAAATAGCGGGTTAGGCGATCACATTGTCTTTAACCATGTACTGCCTGAAATTAAAAACCCAATGGTTTTCACTTGCTATCCTGAGATCGTACCGGGGCGGTCTATTGCGGAGGCGCAGCATTTATTCGGCAGCCTAGACCAGTGGAGCATTTACAAGAAGATGGATCAATGGAAGTGGAAAGATAGCCTAGAAAATGCTTACAGGAAACTCTATCTATGATCCTTATTCACCCTTATGCTAAACCGTTAATGAATACTAGGGAAAACCCTAAAAATTATCCTTATTGGAAAGAATTAATCAGCTCAATTAATGAGCCGATTATCCAGATTGGGGTAGAAGGCGAAACGCAACTTGTTG